TGCGACCTCTTCTGTCGTTGCGAACGCAGAGCGAGTCAGAGGTAGCGCGTCACTTGTGCAGTCAGGTGCTTCTGTTACAGGTACAGCGCAGGCTGTGTACCTCAGTGGCGCGGAGATTGTGTCAGTCTCCACAGTGGGTGCCAGCTGTGAACGCATCAAGTTTGGGGCCAGTTCTATCACTTCAGCAGGCGCGGTACTGGTCACAGGTCGTGTGAAATGGGAACCTTACGATGAGGCTACCGACACATGGACTCCTGAAGCAGAGGCCGCGGATAGCTGGACACCGTACATTGAATCAACAAATACATGGAGTGCGGCGGCATGAGCTTAATACCACTTAAACTACCCGCTGGGGTTTACCGTAACGGTACCGACCTCGAAGGCGCGGGGCGCTGGAGAGACACTAACCTAGTACGCTGGGAGGGTAATTCTCTGCGACCAGTAGGTGGCTGGGAGACTCGCAAAACCGATGCGTTTACTGAAGCGCCACGATCTCTCATTACTTGGGTTGATAACTCAAACGACTCGCACATTGTCGGTGGCACGTACAATAAACTAATCCATGTTACAGCAGGTGGACTTGTTGCTGACATCACACCAGCAGGACTCGTTGATGGTATTGTTGATGCCAGTGACAACACTGCCTACGGTGGTTCGTTATATGGGTCAGGTCTCTACGGTGTGACACGACCGTCAGGGGAAATTGAGACCTATGCGACTACATGGAGCCTGGACACATGGGGGGAGTACCTGCTGGCACTATCTGATGCTGACGGTAAAATCTATGAATGGCGGCTTGACTCAGCAACTCCTACTGTAGCAGCAGTAGTCACCAATGCCCCAACCAGTAACGCCGGTATGATTGTCACAGAAGAACGCTTTGTTATGGCGATAGGTGCCGACAGTAATCCACGTAAAGTCATGTGGAGTGACCGCGAAGATAATACAACATGGACCGCAACCGCTGAGAACGAAGCCGGTGACTTTGAGCTACAAACTTCAGGTAAGATTATGGGCGGGGTGCGTATGCGTGGACGTACTCTTATCGTGACCAACACAGACGCGCATACTGCCACCTATCAAGGGCCGCCGTTTGTGTACGGGTTTGAGCGAGCGGGTACAGCATGTGGTGCAGTGTCCCGTCAATGTATTGTCGCTATTGACGAAGGCGCATTCTGGATGGGTGGACACAGGTTCTACCACTACAACGGCTCTGCTGTAACAGAGGTGAACTGTGAGGTGAGGGATCATGTATTCGACAACATCAACCGAGACCAGACCAGTAAGGTCGTGGCGGTACACAACGCGCAGTTCGGAGAGTTATGGTGGTTCTACCCTTCAAGTGAATCAATAGAAAATGATAGTTATGTCGCACTAGACTACGAGGAAGGCCACTGGCACTTTGGTAGCCTTGAGCGAACCGCTGCTGTTGACCGTGGTATTTTCAGTTATCCTATTTGGGGCGATGCTAGCGGCGATCTGTTTAACCATGAGTTGGTTGGCTACTCTTATGGGGGCGTACTGCCCCATGCGGAGACTGGGCCTGTTTCACTAGGTAACGGTGATGCAGTGATGAAGGTCAACAACCTAATCCCCGATGAGCATACGCAAGGGGAAGTGAACGTGACGTTCAAGACTCGATTCCACCCCAATGACACAGAGCGCACCTATGGGCCGTACTCAACCGCCAACCCAACCTCCTTACGGTTCACAGGCCGACAGGTTCGCATGAGGATTGAAGCAGTAACCACAGGCGATTGGAGAGCGGGAATTATGCGTATTGAAGCATCAGCGGGTGGGCGTAGGTGAACGCGCCTCCACCACTAGGTCCGAACTGGAAACCGTGGGGGGAGAGCCTTGTGCGCTTTCTGAATCGCACCTATTCCAAGTTACATCACAGATTTGCAGGAGACACCGCCGCGGAGAACGGGCAGCTATTGTGGGATGAAACCAACGGCTATCCGGTAGTGTCACTGGACAATGAGTGGCGGCAAGTTGTGTTGGCGGATGGTAGGGGGCTGTTCTACGACACTACCGATCAGACAGCAGCGGTAATCAACACCGCATACCCTATCACGTTCAACTCTACAGGGTTCTCTGACGGCATTACTCTTGGTACACCAACATCAAGAGTAGTGTTTGAAGAGGCGGGACTTTATTATGTCTCATTTACTGTGCAAGTCGCCTCAAGTAACGCGAGCCTAAAAACATTGTACTTCTGGCCCAAAGTGAACGGGGTAGATGTTGGCGGGTCAACAATGCAACTATCTATTGATAGTAATGGCGGGTCTGTTGTGATGAGCCGTACAGCGCTATTCCAGTTCAGCGCAGGGGATTATCTGGAAGCTTACTGGGCGACAACAAATGTTAATGTAGTGCTTGATGCCTCAACAGCAACAGCGTTTTGTCCCGCTACTCCTAGCGCCACATTGACGGCATTCAGGGTGCAGAAATAAGCAATTACATTTATAGAGAAATCATAATGCCAAGATTCGTAGAAATTTTAGATAATGCGTCAGGTGTCACTGTTCCGCAGATGTCACAGTTAATTGACCCCACTGTAACTCAGGCAAGGGCGCTATTAAATCGCCCCTACGCCGCCCCTGAGCTACCTGCGTTGCTGGGTAGTGGAATCATAGGTACTCCAGCGGTAGCGGATGCGAGTGCCGCAGGGTTGATCCCAGATTGGCGAACATCATTGCCTGAAGAGACCTCCGCTTTTGTACCCAACTTATACGATCAAGGGGGTTCCGATGTTAGTGCTGATACTACTGACTATTCTCCTGTAGGCAGCGGTGGATTTGATGCTTCTGTTGCAGGTGTAGGACAAGGGGTGAACCTCGATATGGTTGATGTCGGTTTTGCTTTATCCAACCCCTCTAAAGCGGCACAATTTCTGTCTCCGACATTAAGTGCCATAGGTGAGCATCTTGTTGGACCCGCGATCTTGGATCAACAGATTGGGGCTATGGGTGATGTTGATGATGCAATTATGGCTTACTCCCCACAGGAAGGGGTGAACCTTGTGTCAGACATTCACGGTAATGTTGTTACCGTGACTACACCACAGATGGTAGCGGAATATGATCGTGCAACATTCGGTACTCATGATCCTAGCGACTCGGTGGCAGATATGTCAGCAGACGTGGGTTACAGTGAGGAAACAGACCCCTCGTTAGTCGGAGATAATTACACGGGGCGCAGTAACAACTGGAACAGTTGGGGCGGTTCAGACTCGTCCGGTTACGGGGGAACAGTTAGCGATAGTTCAGGGGGAGCAGTTGGCGATAGTTACGGAAGTTCTGTTGGTTACGGGGGAGAAAGCAGCTTCTATTAATTCCCGCTAGAACAGTATATTATTAATGCAAATTCAAGAGAGGTTTTAACAATGGGAACATTACAAACAACCGGAACCCTAGACCCAGATCTGAAAGCGATCCACATGGGGAACGTGGACTATGCACGACAGGTTGCTAACCAGTTAGGTCAGCGACAGTTCGCGGGGTTTGACCCACTGTACCAGCAGGGCGAAGCAATGGCGCAGCAGGTAGCAGGGGGAGCGGGTAGCCAAAACCTCGGACTCTCAGGCGATCTTATAAGAGCGGTAGCCGGTTACACGCCACAGCAGGTAGGGACTTCATTTTCCCCACAGCAGGTAGGGACTTCATTTTCCCCACAGCAGGTAGGGACTTCATTTTCCCCACAGCAGGTAGGGACTTCATTTTCCCCACAGCAGGTAGCAGCAGAGCGGGTCAACTACAACTACTCCCCAGAGCAGGTGGCCGCACGTAACGTATCCCAGCAGTACGCAGCGGAGCGCATTGGCGCAGACCCTAGCGCTATTCAAGCCTATCAAGACCCATACACCCAACAGGTGATTGATCCAGCCCTTGCTGACCTGGAACGTACTCGACAACAGCAGATGAACCAACTAGGCGCGTCAGCAACTCAAGCTGGCGCGTTCGGCGGCTCTCGTCACGGTGTTGCGGAGGCTCAGACTAACATTGGTTTCGGTAGACATGCTGGACAGCTTGCAGCGGGGTTACGTTCACAAGGATTCCAGCATGCGGCACAACAGGCGATGCAGCAGAACCTAGCGAATCAGCAAACAGGTATGACCGCCTTACAGATGGGGCAACGGGGAGAGTTGGCTAACCAACAGACAGGGCTTCAAGCAAACCTTGCTAAGCAGCAAGCTGGGTTACAGAATGCACAACTGGGACTGCAAGCAAACCTTGCTAACCAGCAGACAGGATTACAAGCAGGAAGGGCTAATCAGCAAGCTGGACTGCAAGCCGCTCAATTAGGGCAAGCAGGTGCATTAGCTAATCAGCGAGCTGGACTACAGGGCGCTCAATTAGGGCAAGTAGGTACATTAGCTAATCAGCAAGCTGGACTGCAAGCCGCTCAATTAGGGCAAGCAGGTGCATTAGCTAATCAGCGAGCTGGACTGCAAGCCGCTCAATTAGGGCAAGTAGGTACATTAGCTAATCAGCAAGCTGGACTGCAAGCCGCTCAATTAGGGCAAGCAGGTACATTAGCTAATCAGCGAGCTGGACTGCAAGCCGCTCAATTAGGGCAAGCAGGTGCATTAGCTAATCAGCGAGCTGGACTGCAAGCCGCTCAATTAGGGCAAGTAGGTACATTAGCTAATCAGCAAGCTGGACTACAGGGCGCACAGTTCAGACTTGGAGCAGCAGGTCAGTTAGGTAATGTGGCACAGGCTCAACAGCAGATGGGTCTACGGGGGCTGGAGCGCTGCAGAACCTCGGTCTTGCACGACAAGGTTTCGGACAGCAGCAACTAGACGCTGCTAGAGGATTGGGTCAAGAGCGTTTGGGTATCATGCAGAGTGCGGCAGGTCAGATTCCTGTAACACAGACCCAGACGCAGACCAAAGACAACGATGCGCTGGATTACTTGACAGCAGGTGCTACTGTTTTAGGTGGTCTCAGTAATATAGGTTTTAATCCCTTTGATTGAGGAATAGATGATGTTTAACTCATTGTTAGAGAACATAAACAGACGTAACAGGTCATATGACTTAATTGGTCAGCAACCCGTAAGACCTCAGATCCAACGGATCTCTCCTGTAAATATTACACCAGAGGTTCAGAATGTTCCGATGCCTATTTCCCCTGGGTTATCTGCTGTGACAGCACAAAGTCTTGCACCTCCTACTGCACAGGTTCCAGACCCTGTTGCTCAAGAGTTACCGTTACCCCAGTCTCAAGGTTTAACCCCTCCTGTTGCACAAGAGTTACCGTTACCCCAGTCTCAAGGTTTAACCCCTCCTGTTGCACAAGAGATGGGTCCACCTCAGCCGATGGAGTTAGATTTACCCAAAGAGATCACGTCTACTGACTTAGCACAGGGTGCAGTCGCAGCGATCAAACAAGGTGGTATTCAAGGTGGGGACGAAGGCGCTGCACAGGGTTTTGGGCAATGGATGCAGAAGGTAGCCTCTGACGATGAGGCTATGGGTAGCATCATCTTGGCTCTGAACTCTTTGCGTACTAAACCTGATGCCAACTTAGCCACTGCCATGCGGGAGCAGATTAGTGCCTCTCGGAAGCAGCGGAAAGAGACAGCTACGAAGAACCGTACTCTTGAGGTGTTGAAAGGATTACCAGGGGTTACTGATGAGATCATGAAGATCGCAGAAGTTGATCCTCTTGCTGCTATTAAAATGGCTACTGAGAAAAAGAAAGTCAGCACGTTTGCCGAGAAGGTTGCTCTATACGACGAAGATCCTAAGAAGTTTAAGGCGATGATGGGTGCTCAGAGGGGTGGCACTACTGTGAATGTTGACACAGGTACGATCCCTGCAGACATGAGAGCCGTTAGAGATGAGAATGGTAAAATCATTCAGTATGAAGTCATCCCTGGTTCTAAAACAGACCTTGCAAGAAAGGCTGCAGAGGTCGCCACTACCGGTCGAGAAAAGACTAAGAGTACAGCAGCAGAGACAGTAGTTAGTTCCATAAAGGGTTTACGTAAAGCTCTGGAGGATGAAACATGGTCATCACCCGTGACGGGTGTGACAGGAGAGGTACTTGGCGCAGCTGGACCACTGAAAGCAGGGTCGTTGAGAGCTAACGCTGAAGGTTATGTTCAGACTATTCGATCCAATGTGGGTTTCGACCGTCTGCAAAGAATGAGAGACGAGTCGCCGACAGGTGGTGCGCTGGGTAATGTATCTGATTTGGAAGTCAAGACACTACAGGCGACAATCGGTGATCTTAACCTGAATCAAAGTCCTGATAAGATTGAGGAAGTGTTAGCTAATATCGAAAAGCAATACAACGTAATCATGAACAAAGCTGCTGCGTACCCTAACGCTCAGCAGCATGGGTTTACTGCACCGTCTACTCAATCTAACGATGACCCTCTAGGTATCTTGTAATGAATATATCTGACTTCAAGAAGATGTCTCCAGCGTACTCAGACATATCTGACGGTGACTTAGCGTATCGTTTATGGAACTCGAAGTACAAAGATAAAATACCGATGGGGGTGTTTGCTGATAAGATCGAACTCAGTAAAGAAGGATTTACTGAGATGATATCAGTTGCACAGACGAGTGGCTATGAACCAACGGGTTCAACCTTTGCTGAAGAGTATGTACCTGAAGGATCTACTTATCGTGCAATGCTTGAAGGACGGGTCCTTGGTTTTGGTGGAGAGGTTGTTGCAGGTGGTACAGCATTAGCTCAGAAGGCGATGGGAGATGAACGACCGATTGGTGATATTTATGAAGGTCGTCTTGAACGTGAAGAATCATTACTGGATCAGTATCGCAAAGCTGCTCCACTGAATGCTGCTATTAACGAACTGGAGGGTGGTTTTACCAGCCCTGCTATGCTTGTAACAGGGCCTGCAGCATTGGCGAAGATGGGACCGCTTGCTAGAGGTGCTGCAGGTGGCGCGACAACAGGTGCTGTGTATGGTGCAGGGTCAGCACAACCAGGTGAGAGGATGGAAGGTGCTGTAGAAGGTGCTGCTATCGGTGCTGCTGCGGGAGGCATTGGTCAGAAGATATTTGACCGACCGAAAACTGTTGTTAAATCTCTCAGTGATTCAATGAAGAACCCTACCATCGAGAATCTGGAAAAGACTAAGCGTTTAGCATACGAGTACGTGGATCAGTCCGGTGAGTTATTTGGTGTAGACGATATTCAGAAAATCTACGATAAGGCGGTTCAGATTGGTACAGAGCTTGATATAATGCCTGACACCGATAGACTTACCGTCGGCGCGTTTGAGTCTATTAAGAAACGATTAGGTAGTGCTCAGACACTCACGCAGCTCGATAATCTGAGGAAGAACCTATGGAAACGCAGCTCTGGGTTGAGTGTACAAGGTCATGAGAAAACAGCTATTCGCAGGATGATTGACGCGATTGATGATACGATTGACGCGAAAGCTGATGCCAGCAGTGTGATGAGAACAGCACGACTTGCTAACAGTCGATTCAAAAAAGCAGAAACTCTTGATAAAGTGTTTCGCAATGCTGATATTGATATTGCTGCAGCTGCGGGGTCAATGGATGAGCTGTCTAAGTATCGAAAAGCTGTAGCGTCAATCATGAAGAGTGATAGCAAGAGCAAGTGGTTTTCCGATAATGAAAAGAAAGCAATGCTTGATTTCATCGACGGACGAACCTCTCATAAGGTTCTCGATAAACTTGCACGACTTGCACCCAAGAGCGGGTTTGAATGGATGCTTCATTTAACAGCCGGTTATGTTGCTTCTCCGTTGAGTGCCGCTACTGTAGCAGGGGTAGCTGCTAAACGAGGCCTTGGTAAAAGAGCAACACAAGAGGCCGATCAACTTGTTAATCTGATGGGGGATGTTAAACCCCCAGCAGCTCGTCCCAATATTGGCCCAGCTGCTGGTATCATGGGTAACATATTGAGTAATTAGCAGAGGAAACCAGATAATGCCGCAAGGAAAGATGGATAAACGTACTATTGAGAGCATTGTTCAATCAGCTGTCAAAGACGCTATTG